GTCCGTATCTCTTGCAATGTTGGTCAAAGACCCACCAATAGCACGTATCACGATGCTAATTGAGTATCTTAGGCCAATAGTGTCACAGGTCGTGATCGTTGTTGACGACAGAACGTCGCAAGAAGACGTAGACATTCTTACTGGGCTAGGCGCAGAGATAGTCATGTTTCACTGGGTAGATGACTTCGCGGCTGCTAGAAACGCTGCGCTGCCGTTCTGTTCAGGTGACTGGGTTCTGCACCTTGACCCTGACGAGTTGCCATCAGTTGAGATGTTCAACTTCATCAAGAAGATAGACGAAAGAGGCCCGTGGACGGAAGGCGACCCTGTTGGGTGGCTGTTCTGGACTAGAGGGTTCACAGACGGCAAGAGAGCCCCTGATCTAGAGTCAAGTTGGCATTGCCGAATGTTCAGACATGGCAGCGGAGAGTGGTACAAGAAGGTACACGAGCAGGTAAGACTCGACGGACAGGATGAGTCGAAGACTCGTGGAACTCCTGTTCTGAGAAAAGCTCCAGCAACAGCAGATTTCATACACTCGTTCTCTGAAAACCCAGAGAAGATAGCCTACTACGCAACTCTTCCAGAAAGATAGAAGGTACTTTGATGCCATATAGCTCCGAAGAAGGCAAGGAATGGATGAAAAAGACCATCCTTGACCTAAATCCAAGTTCAGTGCTTGACATCGGGGCCGGAAGTGGTACATACTTCGATCTTGCGGCCCAAAAGGGCCAAAAGTGGTGGGCAGTAGAGATTTGGAGCCCTTACATACAGCAATTTGGGCTCGCAAACAAGTACGATGGCATAATTCTAGGGGATGTAAGAGACATCCTGTGGCCTAAGGTCGAATTGACGATCTTTGGCGACGTTCTGGAGCATATGTCCAAGGAAGATGCTCTGATCGTCTGGAATAAGGCAATATCGCACTCTCGGTACGTTCTTTTGTCGATCCCGTTGGGTGAGTACCCTCAGGGTGCATACGAAGGAAATGAATACGAGGAACATAAGTCAACCTGGACCCACGAAGAGTGCATGAGACTCCCTGGCGTTAAGGCTAGCGAGGAAGGAAAGGTAGTCGGGACGTACCTGGCTATGGGAATTCCGACATGAGACTCTACAACCTAGTCCTAAAGTGGCCTGCATTCGCTTGCTGGCTCGATCTGCACCAGAATACCGAAGTAGACAAAGGTAAATATGGTGCGGCTCTGGTTTGCAGTAAGTGCGGTAAGGTTCAATGGGTCATTAGGGCTGGAATACGATAACATACTCCCGTAGCACGGCCTGGTCAGTGCAACCGGCTGATAACCGGTAGGTCGGAGGTCCGAATCCTCCTGGGAGTACCACGCTAGTGAGTACGGTTTACATGGGTCGCTCCCAAGGTCGGTTCGACTCCGACGTGGCATAACAGGTTCGATTCCTGACACTAGCATCTCTGCCCTGTCTTTCAATGGCAGGAAAGCGGCCTCTGAAGCCGGTAATGATGGTTCGAGTCCATCTGGGGCAGCCAATATATACGCCCGAAGCTCAATGGATGAGCAGGTCGCTACGAACGATCCGGGTGCAGGTTCAAGTCCTGTCGGGCGTGCCAAATCAGATCGGAGACAACGTGGCTAAGTGTAAGGGCAAAGGAAAAGGCCGAGGATACGGCCGCGATCTACCGTTCTAACAACAAGGGCTAAGTGCAGGAGTGGTAAGCTGCTCTGCCTGCAAAGCAGAAGTCGAGGGTCCGATTCCCTCCTTGGCCTCCATCTAATCTAGGGTGGCTCCCTTATCGGTCTAGGCCGACCTAGAGCATCCTACGTCACGCCATACAGGGGGCGAAAGCGTGACACACTTCCTCAGGTCCGGTCGGATCGGTAATGGTGTTCTAAGCCATGATTGTGGGTTCGAATCCCGCTCTGAGGGCCATACTCGCACAGCATGTTGGTTCGTGCATCTGTCTTATAAACAGAAGGGTAGTAGTTCGAGTCTACTTGCGAGTACCAAACATTACAAGAGAGGCCGACCTGAACTCGGCCTCTCTTCCTCTGTTCAGTAGAGGAAGACATGGCCCACAGATACCCCGAATTGAACCGGGCATCCGTAAAGAGACACGCAGCCAGAAATACGCAGATCATTAGAGAAGCTAAAAATGTACCGTGTACTGACTGCGGAGAAGAGTTTCCATACTACGTTATGGACTTCGACCACAGAGAGTCGTCTTTGAAGAGACAATCTGTAGGGACCATGACTACATACAGCAAGGGCAATCTTCTTGCTGAGATAGCAAAGTGCGATGTTGTGTGCGCTAATTGTCACAGGATTAGGACATTTGAGCGACTGGAAGATAAAGGCAGCCAATAGGGATCGCAAGCGTAAGACGCGAATGGTTGTCTCCAATACTTCCATCTTCACCATTCAAGCGACCATCGGTCGCAAATATAAAGATACCGCAACAAAACTTGACAAACCGAAAACGACACGGTAAAGTTTGTGATCTTGTGGGGCCGATGGCCTAATCAGTGGGAGTAATGTAGACAAACGGTCAGTCGGCTGTCTGTAAAACAGTTCTCTAAGAGCAGTTGGGTTCGACTCCCAATGCTCCCACCAACTAAATACACTCTGGACAGAGCCTCCAGGTTTTCTCAGTAGAGACTGGAATGACGGGAGTTCGATTCTCTCCCCCGGCGACAATCATGCTGGGGTAGCTCAGTGGTTAGACAGAGGATAATGCGATGTCCCGCTGTAATGTTGCGACAACCTCCTGGTAACAGAGGGATAAGCGGTACCACGCCAGTAGTTCAACGGCTGAACGCAGGCCAGAAAGCCTGATTCCGGGTTCGAGTCCCGGTTGGCATTATGATTTTGGGACTAGGATATGATGAGGGAACTGTTGCATTGTTACCTTCGGGTGACAGCGTTGAACGCCTATCGTCCATGAATGCCTAGACCGGATGGGAAGAATTGAAACTTGGCGAACCATCCAAAAGCGCAATTCGGGTGCGCTATATAAGTACGAGAAGCTAGTCAACCCTTCAATTGAAGGAATAAGGGCTAGCACACAATCTAGGTGTAGCGCAGTTTGGTCAGCGTACTCGGCCTGGAACCGAGTGGTCACAGGTTCAAATCCTGTCACCTAGACATCAACGACTTCAAGGAGTCAAGGATGAGTACAGGTAACGATCAGAAGGCAAAGCTACTAGGAATGCCTTTCGGAACAGCTACAAGTAGACTTAGAAAGTCTCTGTTGTTTCAGATGGCACAGCAGCTAGGGCGAGATATTTGTTACAGGTGTGGGGCAAAGATAGCGGTCCTTGAAGAATTCTCTATAGAACACAAGAAAGCATGGGCATCTGCGTCATGTCCGGTAACTGCATTCTTTGACCTAGGGAATATCGAGTTCTCTCATTTATCGTGTAACTCAGGTGCTGGATACAGAACAAGAGTTTACTCTGACGATAAAGAGAGATACAGGGAGGGATTCAAGAGATTCTATTCCGACCCTGACAATAGGGCTAAGTTTCTAGAGCGCAAACGCGAAAGATATCGCGTTTCAACATCGGGGATATAGGCATAGTGGTAGTGCCCTTGCTTTGCACGCAAGAGGTCAGGGTTCGATTCCCTGTTTCTCCACCACAGCACGGTAACCAGTCCGTGCGAGCTAGCGGAGATTGTAGGCTAGTTCCAACGAACTCCCGGTAGTTGGATTGTTGGTGAGATAGCTGGTACCGGTTGTCCCGACAATCCAATCCGGGATGCTACAATACTCGAACGAGGCGTCATAGGCACGCCTACCGTTAGTACATCGTCGCGGTCGTTACAGTGAAGACACTAACCGGGTCTCATAAGCCTGGTACCTGGGGAGCGTTACCCCCGGCCGCAACCATACCCCGTTTGCCTAACGGCTAGGGCGTCTGCCTTCCAAGCAGGAGAGTAAGGGTTCGAATCCCTTACGGGGTACCATATACGAGACGGTCGAAGCTGGTTCGAACCAACCTTGACGATAAGGTTGATATACAGCACTACGTCTCCCAAATCGTTTTCATCGGTATAAGTACCCTGCGACGGCAGGTTGACCGACCCGGACACTGTAACCGGGAACTAAATGAACGGTTGCAATACCTCTCTAGGATCGAGCTAGAAGGTCGCCAATTTGCAGAGTTTCTGGCGGGCAATACGTCACCGCTATCAATAATGAGATGTCCGGCCTCCCGTAACACAGCTAGTAGCAACAATCCCTGAACGGTAGTACGTCAACGTCGGGAGGGCTTCTAGCAAATGGGAGTGACACCGGGAGGACGGTAATTGGTATCCCGCCCACCAATACTGCTGTATCCCAACTGGTAGAGGAAACAGTCTTAGAAACTGTGTAGTGCGGGTTCGAATCCCGCTAGCAGTACCAATACCGGATTGATGTAATGGTAGCGTCTCTGTCTTACATACAGATGGCGGGGGTTCGATTCCCTCATTCGGTACCACGGTCTCAGCGTTAGCTGGTGAAGACACCCGCCTGTCGAGCGGGATTGATGGGTTCGATACCCATTGGGACCGCCACTCATACTTAGAGGTTGTCATGGCTACTGATGCCGAAAAGATACAGGCAATGCTTGATACCATAGCAACCTCTATAACTGCGCTGAACGTAGAAGTTGATGCGCAGTCAGCGATAATTGAAGCAGCTAAATCTCGTAGAGACGTTCTTCTAGATGAACAGAAGAGTCTGTATGACGTACAGGGCCTCTTGACAAAGCAACTTGCTGGTGGTACATTCCGTGGAATTCCACTTAGCTAAACATGCCGCTGTAGCTGAGATAGCTCTAGCGCCAGCTTGAAACACTGGAGAGGGTGGCGCAAGTCCACTTAGCGGCACCATACGAGCCCGTAGCTCAGCGGTCAGAGCAGAAGCCTCTTAATCTTCTGGTCCTGGGTCCGAATCCCAGTGGGCTCACCAATATGACGGTCGTTCAAAGGTAGGATCAGCGTCTCCAAAACGCCGGATCAAGGTTCGACTCCTTGTCGTCATGCCAAGCCTGTCAAGCTCATGTGGATGAGCGCCAGTTTCGTAAACTGGAGGTAGAGAGTTCGAATCTCTCGGTGGGCTCCATTGCTCTGTCGTACAATGGTAGTACGCCAAGCTGTTAACTTGGTTACATAGGTTCGAATCCTATTGGAGCAGCCACACCCCGACGCCTCGGAACTGCGGTCGGGTCATCCTCTCGGGGTTCTGTCGTTTCCCTGACGGACGTAAGGCTAGTAGCGTAGCTCGCGCCCCGAGTATACATAAGGTACCAAGATGCCGATTGTTGCAATTAGGCTAGAGATTCCAGACAAGGTTTACGTGGATGCAGGCTCCTTACAGGTCATGGGACAGATGCAAGAGTTCGCTAACTACATGAAGCTTCTGAAATACGATACCTTCTACCTCTCGGCTGATACAATTAAGATGAACCACGTAGTCGTGGCAACAAAGGGCACCACAGAGGACACGAATGGCTTGCGATAACTGCGGGACGGTACAGGGTCCATTCTTGAAAGTAGATACCTTGAAGAAGGTCTGCGGACCAGTTGAGTTCGACAAGCAAGACAAGCTTGTCGGTCGGGCTAAGGAATGTCTTGACAGACGTGATAAGCTTGACGCACAAAAGTATGGCGCTGTCGTCTAGACGGTCAGGACGCTAGGTTCTCAACCTAGCAACCGGAGTTCGATCCTCCGTGGCGCCCCCAATAGCCCTCTAGCCGAACTGGCAGAGGCAACGCGCTCAAACCGCGTAATTTGTGGGTTCGAATCCCACGAGGGCTACCATATACTCCGATCTGACTTGATAGCTAACGTAATAAGTCAGCCAGCCTCAACGGTGACGCGGTGCGCATAGGGTGAAAGTTAGACCGCTAGCGCGATTGGTTCTCGGGCTCTGCCGAGATAGGACGTTGATTACGGGGCGGTCGTCTAGTGGCCTAGGACGCCGGACTTTCAATCCGGTAGACCACGGTTCGAGTCCGTGTCGCCCTACCAAACCAGGAGACAGTACGATGATATGCGCAGTGATACTACTGATAATCATAGTCATCAAGTGTCTCTCGTAATGCTGCTGTCGTTCAACCGGCAGGACCGCTGTTTTGTAAGCAGCGTATCAGAGTTCGAATCTCTGCGGTAGCTCCACTTATGGTACAGCATGATAAAATTGGTTCATGGTGATTGCCTTGACGCAATGACTGACATAGACTCCGAATCAGTAGACATGATCCTAACGGACTTGCCTTACGGTACAACAGCGTGTAAGTGGGATAGCGTAATTCCTCTTGATCGTATTTGGGAACAATACATCAGGATAGCTAAAAAGGATGCAGCGATTGTACTTACGTCTGCGCAACCTTTTACAAGCGCGTTGGTTATGAGCAACCCGAAAATGTTCAAGTACGAATGGATTTGGGATAAGAAGATTCCTAGCGGAATGAGTTACGCAAGATTCCAGCCTATGAGACAGCACGAAAGCGTGCTTGTCTTCAGCAGAGGCACACCGATCTACTTTCCGCAGATGACACAGAGAGACAAACCGATAAGGGGCGGGGGGATGTCCAAGGGAGAAACCACAGGCAACGAAGACCTAGTGGCCCTAAGGAAAACCTACGACCAGAAGAACCCTACGACTATCCTTAGGTTTGATAAGGTAAGGCTAGGTAGTCTTCATCCTACACAGAAACCTGTTCCTTTGTTCGAATACCTGATTCGCACGTACACTAAACAAGGCGATCTTGTCCTTGATAGTTGCGCAGGAAGCGGTACGACTGGCGTTGCGTGTCTAAACTCAGGTAGAGATTGTATTCTAATAGAACGAGACGCAACATACTATCAGATAATGTCTGATAGACTCCAAGCCTTGCAAGTACATATGGATGTACGCGATCTTGGTAAGATCGAGGTATAGGGTTCGAATCCCTAGCTTGGCTCCATACTCCGGTCGTTCAACGGCCAGGACGCCAGCTTGCCAAGTTGGTGATGAGGGTTCAATTCCCTCTCGGAGTACCATTTATACATAACTTAGTGTGATTTACACTTATTGTCAGCCCGCTTCGGCGGGCTTTTTTATTGCCCAAATTCTAAGGTACTGAGATGCCATACAGAGACCCAGTTGCGGCTAGGGACCATGCGTAATGGAAGAACTTGCATACATCAAGTGTCCTCATTGTGGGACTCTTTTTGGAATCGAGAACGCTGATGGAAAACTAGCCATCAAGTTCAAAGACCTTTACAGAGAGATAGACGGTCGAGTCTCGGGTCCATGCAGAAAATGCGGCAGCCAAGTCGTTTGGCCGACAGAGCTAGACTTCGTGGTCGTAGGCCACAGCGAGAAGGGATAACCAAGTGGCCGGAAGAAGCATTACAGACATCATTCTACGTCGCTTCCCGGTAGAACGGGCACAAAGCGACATAATCAAGCTAAGCCCGACTGAACAGAGACAGGTTGCTCCTGCCAACTACGATACTTATACTTCAATGTACAAGTCTCACCCAATAGTTAGAGCAGTTGTAGACAAGCTGGCTAAGTCGTGCGTAGCTTCTGGTTACACCTTTGTTCCAAGAGATTCAAAGGGAACTCCAAACGAGCCTGCAAAAGCTACACTCGATCTTATCTTTGCTCACTCCAGAGCGATAGAACTGCTTCGTAAGACTTACGTAGACATACTTATCTACGGTGACTCTTACTGGATGATAACTCCGTCTAGGCTAGGAGACCCATACGCCTTTAGACGCATTCATCCTTCACAGGTATCGGTCGTTATAGACCTAGATACCGCCGAAGAGACGCAGTACATCTACAGGGACAAGCAAGGCAAGGAGTTTTCGTCTCCTGCTACGGAATGGCTTCACTTCAAGCTGTTTGACCCAGATAACGACACCTACGGTCTTAGCCCGCTTGAATCACTGAAGTCAACGGTCGCACAAGACCTTTACGCGGCCACATTCAACGAGAACTTCTTCGCCAACAGTGCCACCACTGGAATAATCTTCAATATGCGTAATGCTTCGCAGCAAGAAGTAGAACGCAACCGTGAGTTCTTGAAGAAGAACTACGTTGGAACTGCAAACGCCCACAAGCCATTGCTTCTAGAGGGCGACGTTGACGTTCAGAAGTCAGTGGCCTCGCCTGCTGAGATGCAGTTCATAGAGGGTCGCAAGTCGCTGAAAGAAGAGATTCTTGCAGTGTTCGACCTTCCTGCCACAAAACTTGGCGGAAGCACAGAGAGTGCCAACCGTTCACAGTCAGCAGAGAACGACAAGAGCTTCCGTGCTGAATCAATTACCCCGTTGCAAGGGATAGTTGAAGAAGTAATCAACGAAGGCTTCATTGCTATCGTAATGAATATGCCAGACACGGTATTCAACCACAACGAAGTTGACCTTCGTGACGAGAAGGAAGTTGTTGATATCGCAATCGAAGAACTGAACCACGGCATGATGACGCTCAACCAGTATCTCGATACTGTTGGACGTAAGCACGTCGATGGTGGAGATATCGCATTCTTCTCAACGTCTAAGGGCATAATGCCGGTAAGCGATCTGATACAAGCTGCTGAACAAGGATTGAAGCCTCCACAGGTTCCAGTTCCAGGCCAACAGCCGTTCGGTCAGCCAGCAGACCCAAATGTACAGCCTAACTCGGCTCCGTCACCAGGGGCTAAGCAGGTCAAAGTAACAACTGCCCCCAAGGCTTCTGCTAAGGGGGCAAAGCCCAATCCGTCTACTACAGGACAGTAAGACATGAGTGAACAGTGGAAGATTACCATTCCGGTCATGCTGTCGGAAGATAGAGCAGACGGAAGATGGCTAATCGGTGAAGCATCAGGTACCGAGGGCGACACCAAGGGTACTGAGATGGCACCAGAGTGCATCGCGGACTTCCGCGATCAGATCGTTTCTCGTGCCCAGGCAGGAGACCCGATTCCTTACAAGGATAGTCACGATAAGACCGGAACCGTTCTAGCCGACCTAGGTTGGGTTATGGACGGCGAGGTTACTCGTGACGAACACCTTAGAGTTGCAGTAAAGCTAGACGATAGCAACCCGGCATCAGTGTTCCTACACGAACAAGTCAAACGCGGCAAGCAGTACGGAATGTCCGTTTCTGGCGACGGCGTTAAGGCTCGCGTGGAACGAAATGCCTCCGGTAGAGTAATGCGTATGCAATTCGTAAAGGTGATTCTACATGAGATTTCCAACACGACCCGCCCATCATGGGTACCGTCGTTTGGAACAGTGCTTGCCCGTTCTATTGACGGCGAGGTAGGAGAACTAATGGTCGCAGAACTTGCCCCGGCCTCTGAAGAGACCACCGAGGAAATCGTAGTACGCGAGGAAACCCCGCCAGTAGAAGAGGGCAACCCCGAGACTCCACCAGAAACGCCCGTAGTTGAAGCAGCGCCGGAAGGCGAGGCTCCGGTCGAGCGTGGTGTACTTAACAAGGGCGAACGTGATGCCCTTCTGTCAACTTACCTTGACTTCGGGGCTAAGCTCCATGCTCTAGGTATAGACGTGCCGCAGCCTGTTGCTCCAGCACAACCAGAAGGTCTAGCAACGCCAGAGGCAACCCCTGAGAGCGCAGCCGTTCCGGTCCAGAACTCAGACACGGGAGAACTTATCGACTTCGCAGGTGTGAAGATCGAACGAGCAGCATATGAAGCCATCCAGGCTGAGATTACTGTCGCTGTAGAGCGTGCGGTTGAAGAACTGAACACTAAGCTCACAGAGAAGGACACTTACATCTCTGAACTAGAGGCAATGCCCGCCGGTCACTTCCCAGTAGCCCGCGACCGCGCTAAGTTCCAGAACCCTCAGATTCCTGCAAATCTGGACGATCTTCCCGCTGACGAGAAACTGAAGGTTGGACTTCGGGGACTCTACGGGGACAACTAACAACTCTTAGGAGATTCAATGACCGTCGAAGGTGCGCTGTCTACCCTGACAGCATCGACTGGTAACTACCTTGTACCAACGGTAGTTGATCCAGTTGTTCGTGACTACATTCAGAAGGCAACGCCTATTCTGAACCTAGTCACGCGGGTAAGCTGGCCGACCCAGACTTACTACATCCGTAAGCGCACAGCACTGCCTACTGCTACATGGTCAGCCGATGGTGGTTCGCTACCTACCGCAACCATGTCTCAGTACACGATGGTTGCTAAGCCGGTTAAGTTCCTCTACACTCGTGGTGAGGTAACTGGCCCGCTTATTGCAGCGTCAGGTGGCGTGGTAAACGCTCTACAGACCGAGATTCAGATTCACTCTGCTGAAATTGCAGAGAAGCTAGCTACCGACATCATTTCTGCTGACGGTAGCCCTGCTGAAGAAATCGAAGGTATGCTAACGCAGATTCCTGCGACGGCAGTTACCGCGGCTTCTACTGAAGGTGGAACGCTAGACGTTTCTGCTCGTAACCCTAAGGTTCTGACTCTAGCTATGCTAGACGAAGCCTTGGATATGACCAAGAACGAGGCTGACGTTATCCTCTGCTCTCCTGCGGTAAAGCGCAAGATCAGTGCCCTGCTTCAGTCACAGCAGCGTTTCAACGACACGACAGTGATCGGTGGCGGATTCCGTGTTAAGACTTACGACGGCGTAGCCATTGTGAGTGACGCGCACTGGAACGACGACACGCAGATCATCTTCTATCGTGTTCGTGACGCGAAGCTTCTAGTGAACCAGGACTTCACTTACGAGCCGCTAGCCAAGACGAAGGACTCGGAAGACTTCTTCATCAAGGCATACGTTGGTTTCGCACTTGAAGGCCGTCCGGTTCTTCTAAAGGGCTTCACCCTAGCGTAAGCTAGTATACGGGGGAGTCGCAAGGCTCCCCCGTTCTAATATCGAGGTCTAAGATGCCCCGCGCAAAGTCAAACACAGATGCCACAGGACCGTGGGTCATGGTGGTACTTCCTCCGTATGAATCATCTACGTACACAGAGTTTCTTTACGACGGTGAGCTAAAAGTCATCGAGGGAAGAGTAGAGATACCTCGTGGACGAAATGAATGGGCAGGACGCTTACTACAACTAGGTTACGCATGGGCTGATGGCGTAGTTCCGTCAGACTTTGAGCCAGTAAGGTAGTAGGATGTGTGAACACTACTTCGAAGTCTTCAACGAAGACTTTATATTCTGCCGTAATTGCGGTGAGTTCAAAACTGCTCCTGTCATAGAAAACACCCCTGAAGATGTGCCATTTCTACCGTTCCAAAAACTCCCTAAGATTCCCAACAAGATTCCGAACAACCCATATATTCAGCCTTGGGGAAGAGCAACCTACAGTAAACACACTTGTCTATAAAGTAGATAGATAGCATACAAAGTAGATAGCATACAAAAGATGCCGTAGAGGTACACAGTGAACATCCTAATGCTTGGTGATAGTCCGTTCATACAAACAGGTTTCGGCATAGTCAATGCCCAAGCTTGCGAAGCACTTGTCAAGGCTGGTCATAAGCTAGTCGTATTAGGGGGACAAGACACCAAAGAGAGAGACCCGGAAGACTTCACGTTCATCCCGGTTACGTCTCTTATAGCCGACATGCTTGGATGGTCTCAGGTAGATAAGATCATCGAAGACTACAAGATAGACGCAATCCATATCATCGCTGATCCAGCCACGGTTTCATCTTGGCTAATCAGGGACAAGGTGGCTTCGTTGCCGATTGTGGCCTACGTGCCAATCGAGGGCGAGCCACTTAACGAAAGATGGATCATAGCCCTTAGAGGCGCAAACGACCTACATCTACTGACTTGCTCCAACTATGGTGTTAGCGTTCTAGATAAGGCTGGTTTCTCAGCCAAGATGGTGTACCACGGTGTCTCTGGTGACTTCATGGAGGCCACTCCAGAGACTAAGCAGAGTATGCGTTCCATAGTTGGATGGGAAGACAAGTTCGTAGTAATGATGGTCGCCCAGAATGTCCATCGCAAGCAGTGGCCTAGGGTGTTCGAAGCTGTTGTTATGTTGCGAAAGCGCATACCAGAACTAATACTCTACGCTCATACTACACCATTCAACAACTTCTGGCTAGGCGGTCACGACTTGCCGCAAATGGCAATTCACATGGGTATTGACGATATTGTCGTCTTCCCCTCTGACCACATGGCCCACAACGACGCCACACCGCTCTGGGGCAACGAAAAGCCAGGATTGGTCGATCTGTACAACATGGCAGATGCGTTCGTCCTACCGTCTCAGGTAGAAGGATTCGGGTTGCCGCTAGCAGAGGCTATGCGGGTAGGGCTTCCGGTGATAACCACGGACTACGCCGCTGGCGCAGAGGTCGTAGGTAAGGCCGGTATTCTTCTACCAGTAAATGACTGGGATTACAACCAGAGCCACAGTAAGTACGCCAACGTAGCGCCTCGTGACATAGCAAGTGCAATCGAAAGACTGTACAAGAGTCAAGAGCTACGTCGTCAGTACGCCCGCAAGGGCCAGGAAAGAGCGGAAGCGTTCACTTGGGACTCTTACCGGGAAGCAATAGTTGAGGAATTCGATGCCATTGCCACCCGCCTACCAGAGACTCGGGGGGAAAGCGTACTTCAGACTGCTACAAGCGGCCATGAAGAAGTTCCAACCCAAGTGGAAGAATAGCGTATTTGCAAAAGAGCAAGGCCGCAAGAAGCATCTTGATCTATCTGGGTCTAAGAGCCAAGCCTTCAGACATCGCAAGCTGAGCTTGGTTTCGAGGGCTAGAATCGCCGCCTCCGTCTCTCGTTACTACAAGTCGTCACCATTCATTCACAAGAAGCATCCTAGAAGTAGCTACCTAAAGAGAAGAGTGTAAGTAATGGCTGACAGAATGTACATCACGCCAAGCGAATACAGGGCTTTGCCTTTGGGCGGCGTGAAGAACCTCGGCCTAAAGGGCGACGAGATTCTAGAGCATTACATTGCCATTGCCACAGCTAACGCTGAAGCCTTTACGGAGCGAATCTTCACGTCCCAGGAGTATACCGAAGTATTCCGTGGCGACGACTCAGCGACATTTCTAACAGATAACTACCCGATAACAAAGGTTACTGAGATAAAGCAGGCCGTATCTGGGACTACTATCGACGCCAATGCGATAGTTGCGACTACGATCAATATGAATTGCGGCAAGATAGAACTTCTATCGTCAACGTTTTCAAGCGGTACTATCTACTCTATCAAATACACCGCTGGATACATAAGCGTACCGATAGTGGTGAAGCACGCTGTAGCTCTTTGGGTTACGGAATTGCTACAGCCTGACTACCTAGGCCCCACAGAAGGGCAGCCGGACCTTGTTGCGCTTTCAAGCCAACAGATTTCTGATCTTCTGACTCCACTTCGGCGTAGGAGAATCTAATGCCTACCGGCAACTTCAATAGGCCGGTCCTGGTCGGGTCTTACCACTCTCCGCTATTTGCTGCCGGGAAGAAATCCGTAACCCAGAACGGCCAGACGATAGTGTTCGAAGGCTTCGACAAGATGAGCCTAGACCTAGGTGAGCTAGCGTCGTGGTTGAACAACTTCGCCGCTTCATCTGGACCCACGTTTGGTAGAAAAGCAAACAACGTATTCCAACAAGGCCAGGACAAGTACATACAGAGAGTGTCACAGGTATTTGATACCGAAGGCGCTTCTGCTACATACAACTGGGCTCCGCTAAGTCCTCAGCGTGCAGCACAAAGAATGCAGCAAGGATTTGGAGCGTACCATCCCATCCTAGAGGCCACAGGCGATCTACGCAGGGCGGCTACCTGGCCTGATGTTTCTTACTCCGGTAAGAACATTTCCTTTCATAAGGAGATAGAACCTCACGAAATGCGTTTGGTTCTAGAAGGCGACAAGGTTCAACATGATACCGGTTACGTTTGGAAGCCACCTGGCGCTAGGGGAAAATCTCGTGTCGTTCCGCCCAGACCATTCTGGCCCGACGAAGAGCTAGATCGAGACCTATTCTTCCAGCCCTTCGTGGACTGGGTAGACGCATTTTTGTCTAGGTAGGAACGCCAATGAGAGTAACTATAGACAAGCTAGTAGAACGTGTTGGCGTGTTTGCTGAAACCAATAAAGCAAACGGCGGGATCAAAGACGTACTAGAAATCAAGGCAATCTACTTTGGTGATCCGGGGATAATCCCGGTAAGCAACTTTCCGTGCATGACTGTTGAACCCGATTTGAAGTCGCCTAGCGGCGAGAACACCGGGATGGACAAGAGAAGTCTTGACATCGTGATTGGTATCCACATTGATGCAAGAGAGTATTACGACCAAGATGCCGATGAGGCAACTGGCGACAGAATGTTGGTGGATGCTACAGAGGCCCTAGAGGCATGGTTCCGTGGGCGTGACGAAAGACAGCTACAAGGTACTGTCCAAGATGTTGCGTTTGCTGGCACTAGCTATCAGCCGATCCGACGTGGCACAACCGTCATCAGCAAGTCGTCAAGGACCAACTTCGTTGTTCGCAAGAACTACATGCGACAACCATAGGAGAATGAGATAACATGGCAGACATCGGCATCGGTGCCCTTGGTTATGTGGGATTCGGACGCGAAGTATCGGAAGGTGGTCAGGTATCGCCGGCCCACTTTATTCCGGCCAACAGTGCGGACTTCCCAGATAACAACGACTACCTAACCCCGCTTCAGATTCGCGGAACCCGTGACATTGTTGTGGCTATGCCAGCCCCTTACAACGTCTCAGGTACGGTCGAGTTTGACCTAATCAACACAGACATTGGAACTATCCTACAGTCTGCGTTTGCTGCTACTGTATCAACGTCAGCTTACGCTGGTGGTGGTTACACGCACGTATTCGCTCCTGGTAACACTTCTCCTACAATGTCGTGGGAAAAGTCGGCCCAGAACGAACTCATCATGCGTTACACCGGAGTCCGTGTAAACACACTAGAAATCAAGGGCTCGTTCGGAGAAATCGTTACAGCCTCTCTTGGGCTAGACGGTATCGACCGCGCTCAGATTGCTAAGCTCTCAGCCGCCACACCATCATACGCTGCGTCGTCTGTATACCCGTTCCACTTCAACGGAGCCAAGGTGCAGATTGCAGGTGTTGATTCTGGCGTGGTTAAGGACTTCACCTTCGGCGTCAACAACAACGTATCCCACATCGGCACACTACGTAAGACTCGTGCTTACAAGCGTGTTGCTATGGGCGCTCGTGAATTGACACTGAGCATGAGCCTCGACTTCTACGATGACACTGAGTACGCCCGTCTTCTAGGTGACACAGAGTTCGCAGTAACTCTTATCCTAGACGGTCCAAACCTTATCGGTGCTGCTGGCGCTAACCCGGTAAGTTTGACGATAGCACTTCCTCGTGTCAAGTACAAGACCGTAGGTCTTCCTATCAATGCCGGTGACTTCTTGACTCAGGACGTGCAATGCACCGTTCTGAAGCCGGTTGCCGCTGACATTTGCACAGTAACCCTGAGCAATGCTGAAACCAACGCAACCCTGCTAGGTTAAGTCAATGCGTAGACGGGGAGGCCGCTTAATCTCGGTCTCCCCTAGTCTATTGAAAGGAACATGATTCCAAATGGGATTCCTAAAAGTAGCTGACCGTGAAACTAAGAGATTCGAACACAAGGCTAAGGATGGCTCAGTAGACGCTTGGATCGAAGTCCGAGCCAGAATGTCTAAGGCCGAGGAAAACATCGTTCAGTCTCAGCTTCCAGCGGAAATGATGGAACTTCAGGATGTGGACGTAGCCAACGACAAAAAGGCTGCTGCTATCGTCATGGCCCACATTACGCCACAGCTTTCAGCGATAATCTTCGAAGCCCTTGTAACGAGTTGGAGCCTAGAAATTCCGGCTACAAAGGCTAACTATCTTTCACTAGAGCCGGAACCGGCTGCTTGGATAGATGGTATCATCATAGAACACTACAACAACAGCAAGACTTCCCAGGACGAACTGGGAAAGCCTTCGACCTCGCCAAAGGGCTCTCGGAAGGGTACCCCCGCGACGGAATAATCCGTCGTTACCCACGTTTGGCAGAGGCATGGAGCCAGTACAATCAATGCCGTCTACGGCAGTTGGTTCAACGCGAAGTACCCAAGTCGGGAGGCAAGTCGGTAGAAAATAGGATAATCTCTTATCCTACTGGATACTCGATCTTGCCATACTCGGGAGGACTCCTAGACCAGCCTGCTTACCTAGTCGATGTCTTCGCTCAGTTCATGCAAGCAGAGCGTGTCGTCGCTATGAAGCAACTGACTAAGGGTTAGTCCTTCGCTTCTATAGCCCATCCCGACCCGCTCTATGACTAACCATCATAGGGCGGGTCTTTTTCTTTTGGTGAGCCTCATGGCACAGCGTCGTCTACAAATCACAATATCAGTCGATGCGGCACAGGCTGCGGCTCAGATAACAGGGCTGAATAATGCCCTAAACGGAAACACGTCCTCAACAAAGGCGGCTGGTGCTGCGGCTGGAACGGCTGCTGCCGGACTTGAAAAGTTGAAGGGCATGTCTGCCACCTTGCAGAACCAGATGGATCAAAGCAGACGTACTGCGTACGCTTTTACCATCGCTGGTTATCAAGTCGCAGCAGCGGGTAGAGCTATTACAAGCTCCCTGATGTCTTCGTTTGATGCGTTTAAGCAATTCGACTTCAACTCTAGACGTGCTGCTGGTGCCCTAGAAATATTTGACACTAACTCTAGTACGTTCAAGGAGCTAGAAACAAGCGTAAAGAACGTTGCTGCTGCCACTGGTCTATTTGATCCAGCTACAATATCTAAGGGTCTATACTTCTGGGCGTCTACAACAGGACAAGTGGTAGATCAGAACACTAAGCTTGCTGATATTATGGAACAACTTGATCCCGTAATGAAGGCAGCTATGATGACGGACACAGACATGGAGACGGCCATAAAGGGCGTAATCTCTGTTGCGCAGGAATACAACCTGTCCATGTCGTCTGTGTCCGATATTACAGAGAAGCTGTTCTATGTGGCTCAGAAGACAGCATCAGAGTTCCCTGACCTAATCAACTCCCTTAAGATGCTTGGCCCTGTTGCCGCTCAGATGGGAATATCCCTTGACGATACGCTACAGCTACTTGGTGCATTGGCTAACGCCGGTATCAAGGGAACAATGGCTGGACGTGCTTTGCGTCAGATGTTCAGACAGTTCTCTCGTGAAACACCAATGGCCGCGTCGGCTTTGGACTCAGTTACCCAGGCCGCTCTCGGCACAAGCAAGAGCTTCCAAGACATTGTAAACGAAGGTGGCAAGTTCAATCTCGATACCTACCTTAGTACCCTGGCTAATGCAACCAAGGGCCTAGGTGATGCCCAGAAGGCTTACTTGTTTGCTACTATATCAACAGCAGCAGAAATGCCTGCTTTGATACAGTTGGTAAACGAGGAAAGTGATGCCATCGCAAACGGTACAAGTATCCTAGGAGAAGCCGGTCTAAACCTTGACGATGCGTCTTCAAACTTCCAGAACAACTGGAAGATGATGTCGGAGAGCGCAACGGCTGAATGGGGCAAGATTCAGAACGCTATTATGCCAGTAATCCTAGACATAGGACAGGCGTTTACTAACGGTCTGAAGATGATATCACCGTTCGTGACGCAGATAGCCAAGTTTGTTAGCACTCTACTTGAAGCTAACCCAACACTAACTGCCTTGGTGGTTGCGGTTGTTTCTTTGGCTGGTGTAATTGCTACTCTTGGCGGCGCTCTGTTTATCTTGATGGGCGGGTTCAAACTGTTCACTGGAACAGTATTCCGCGCCTTCACTCTTGAAGTTATACGTAACGCTATAGCCCAAAGAGATAATACAGAGATAACAATGGCTTCCGCTAAGGCTGCCATTGCAGCAGCAGGCGCTAAGGACTTGCAGACAAAGGCCATGCTGGCTAACACAGCCGCTAACCTAGAAAATACTACATCTACTGGCACTTCCGCCGCAACTACCGAAGTACAAGCAGTTGCTACAACGACAAGCCTTGCCAAAAAACTGAAGAACATCATCATTGGCTCCAGCGCCCAAATAGCTTTGATTGCTGCGGCCATATTTGTAGCAGGATTCGCTGCTGCTAAGGACAAAGTTGATAGTGCTGGTCAGAAACTACTTGACCAGACAACTTCTTGGGCTAAGAAGGCTTCCGACGCTGAACTAGCAGCAGGTAAGGCATCCATACTGAACTCCAAGAACGAAACGGCGTTCAATATCCCTATTCTTTCCGACATGCTAGGAGCAAAGGAACAAGCCGATAAGGCTGCCGACGCAGTAACGAAGGAAATCACCCTTAGGATGATAAAGGGCCTAGACACAACGCAACTGAAAGCTAAGGCAGACGAGGTAAAGGCTGTCATAGCTGATCTCGCAAAGAGTCACATTGGTGATCCTAAGTGGTTCCAAGATAACGCACAAGCACTGCACGATTATCAAGTTCAGTTTGACACCATAACTGGAGCGGTTCAAGGTCAAGCTGATCTAGTTACTAAGATGAAGATGATTACCGGACAAATATCATCTGACGCAGAGGATATGACTTCGGATACATTCGACAGCTTCGTACAACTAAGTGGAGCGGTGTCCCAGGGCGGTAAGGTCGTTGGGATAACGCTTGATAAGATGTCAACTGATTTGAACAAGAGATTCTTCAAGTCAGGCGAAGATGCAGTTCACTTCTTTAACGCCGGGTTCTACAAGGACACTTCTTCGTTTACAGGCGATCTGAACAACATGATCGACCTTGCACTGGGCCAGATAAACAACACTGACACCAAGTTTGCCGAGTCTGGCACCGCCTCTCTGTCGTCCTTCATAAAAGGGTGGTACGATAGCGCCGATGCTAATGTTGCTCCAGCAACTAGAGCAGTCGCAGACATGGCTAACACCATGCTGCAAAGCGCAAACCCACAGATGCGCCAGAACGGACTTGCCCTGATGGAGAGCCTTGCTCTTGCCATTAGAAGCGGAAACACTGGGGAAGTGGCACAAGCTATCAACTTCACCATGTCAACGATAACCGGACTTATGCAAAGCAGTAACCCTGCTATGAATAAGGAAGGCGCAAACATGATGATTGCGTTGGCCCAAGGTATCAAGGATGCTTACGGTCCAACGAGCTATGCCGCTGCGCAGATGGACTTGGTTATCGCTGAACTTCAGTCTGCTGATCCCGCAGCTTGGCAGACCGGATATGGTACCCTGGCAACATGGGCTGCTGGCGCACAAAGCGCACTCCCTGTTGTCGGAAAGGCCCTAGACAAGTTCATTGATATGCTTACCCCGGTTGTCGGGCTAGACCCAACAGGTATAGCCGGAATCGGACTAAGCTTGCTGACCAAGATAAAGGGCCAGATCGCATCACAGATAGCTAACATGCCTAAGGTTGTAATACCTAATTACACTCCTAAGGCACCTAAGACATCTAAGTCTTCTGGTTCTGGTAGTGGTGGAAGTAGTTCGTCTACATCTAACCCACTTCAGGATGCACTTACTACCGCGCAAAACGGTGTAGCCCTTGCAACTGCATTGAAGTCACTTGAAGGCGTAGACCTAAAGGGACTTGTGCAAAGCACTATGGGTAGCATCGCTGAAGCGGTTGCCCTTTCTGTAACCATAACACTTACATATGCCAAGAAGGTATCAACTGCCGACTTGACCACTGTAAGCAACTTCTCGAATACCGTTAGCGCCGTAGCCGGTGCTATTGGTTCTGCGGCGACTGCCTTTGCAGGCATTGACCCAACAAAGATTCCAGTTAAGTCAGTAATGGACTCCATTATTGCAACTATGTCTGGAACGGTAACGTCAATGGCCGTCGAGGGTAAGAAGTTCAAGGCGGCGGACCTAGCTAACGCGAGCGACTTCGGCACGGTAGCGTCTACTGTGTTCTCTGCTATCGGATCAGCTATAGATGCTCTAGCTAAGTTCCCGACTTCCTATGTAGGTTTGTCTGACACGGCGCTAGACTCTATCGTTGAAGATATAGGCAGAACAGTTAGGGCTATGGCAGACGTAGCGCCAACGTTCAGCGCAAACGAAATTACGGTAACAGACAACTTCTCCAATACGGCTTCAGCCGTTGTTGGGGCGGTTGCATCAGCTATCTCAGCTTTCTCTGGACTAGCTAACTACATTGCACCAATGCCTGAAACGGTTCAGTCAATCGTAGATGCTATGTCGATGACGATAGCCAAGATAAAGGTTGCCGCAACTAACGCTAACCTTTCTACTGACGACATGACAAAGCTTACTACCTTTGCTACTTTGGCAAAGGCCGTTGCTGATGCCATATCGGCTACTTACTCGGCATTCAACCAAACGATCCAGTTCGTAGACCAATTCCGTGAGAGGGTGAATCTAGACCAAGTGTTCGCTGACATGGACGCCTCGGTTGGCGGATTCATCGTCATTGCTAACAAGTACGGTCCAGATGCAGTCAAGGCTGCGGGCGACCTGGCGGCCACAGCGTCTTCGATAGCCACGGCCATTGAAGCATTCTGGGGTCTAGGCGCCAACGCTTCTCACGACCCAGACGTTCTAAGTCAGCAAGTGCAGCAAGCCCTTGATGCGGTGATGGCAACGGTAGCGTCGTTCATCTCTAGCTTCAAGGACATTGGCGCAAGTATGATCCAGAACCTAGTGGCTGGTATTGATTCGCAAGAGTCTTTGCTGGTTGCTGAGATGGCTAAGATCAGTGGTGACTTGTCACTCCCTGCTAGTCCATTGTCTGTGGTGACTCACGGCGAGGCACAGAACGTGACCATTACCCACGTCATCAAGGACCCAGATGGTGCCTTGAAGAACGCGAATGCGCAGGACGTAGCTACACTACTAAGCGGTAGCCAGTTCATCTCGAACTTGCAACACGCAGTAGCAACCCAGTAATTCCTAGTGGGCTAGGCTAACCACCTAGCCCACTTTTGTCCAATAAGGTGAAACTATGCCGTCAATCACATTGTCAGCAAACTCAGATGCAGTCATGCTTCGCTACTCCTACCTAAGTGACATAATCTACTACTGGGACGGTGGTGAGGCCCACACTTGCTGTGGAACCATAAGACTTGGCCCTGATGACGGCGGCGACTACTACTACTATGTATTCCGTAGCGTAGTAAAGTTTCCTATAGACTCTAGTGGTTGGACAGGTATTACGTCAGCTACTCTTAGGTTTAGGAACGATGGCGGTGCTGTACACGGAAACCAGAGCGGAAACCACTACGCCATAGTGTCTAGGATGACACAGGACTGGTCTGAGACCGGTGGTTCTGGCGAGACATACACTCACAACGGCCCTTACAGTTGGGCCAACAGAAACTCTTCATACACAACGTCTAATCAGGTTACTTCATCTGTGTGGAATGGAGCCCTAAACGGTAACAAGGACATAGACGTTACCGCGATAGTTAGGGACTGGTTCAACGGTCAACCTAACTATGGTTTCATGGTAAGAAACTCGGCCGAAAGCTCTGACTACTTCGAGTTCAAGACAAGAAACTACGGTGGCGGCTCTCTCGTACCTCAACTGATAATCAACTACACAACTAACGTTGCTCCTGATGCTCCTACTGGCCTTTCCCCTAACCACACTATGACTTACTCGGTGAACCCACCAGTTTTTCATGGCACGTTCACCGACGCTGACGCTGGAGATACTATCAGCAAGGCACAAGTACAAGTGTTCTCAGATGCAGGAGGAACTAACCTTGTCTGGGATTCGGGCCAGGTAGACGGTAGACCAACCTACAGTGACTTCAGCATACAAGGGCCATCATTGACCTTCGGTACGAGTTACTGGAAGGCTAGAGTTGCAGATAGCCATTCTGCATGGGGAGTGTGGTCTAGCCTAGAGTCATTCTTTATCGACAACCCCCCACCTACACCAACTGGATGCTCTCCTACTTCAAACATAACTGTTGGAAGTGTTATCCCGGTGTTTTCAGGAACAAGCCAAGACCCTGATGCTGGCGACCATCTTGCCACTGTTAGAATAGTTGTAACTAGGTTGTCTGATTCGGTTGTTGTATGGGACAATACTTCTACTGCCTCTGGATCAACATTCTCAGTTACATATGCTGGTCCTACTCTTAACTGGGCCACTACATACAAGTGGAATGGGTATGTCACCGATAACTATGGGGCTTCATCAGGAAGTACAGCAGACAACCTGTTCACTACTCCTGCCTCTGGCCTTGTGACCCCGACTGCGCCAAACAACACGAAGCTAAACTCTTTGGCAACCAACTTCACAGGTACGACTCCATCCACAATGAACGCCGTCCAGGTAATTCTGTATGACGGAACCGGAACTAGTCAGATATACGATAGTGGAACCGTTGCTGCTTCTGGCACAAGTTTCTCAACTGCATATACGCTTCCAGCCTTGGCGTCTAAGTATATGTGGAAAGCTAGATTCAGAGATAGTGCAACCTCCGTATGGTCAGTATACACGTCTCTGATACCATTCTGGACTAACTACTCTCCATCAGCTTCTATAACTAGTCCTATATCTGGCGGGTTTGTTTCTGGTATCGTCCCGACCTTCACGTCTGTGTACGGAGACCCTGACCTGTCTAACGGATTCTCAGACACTCCAACTTCGTATGAGATTGAAGTGTCAAGAGTATCTGACGGCGTGGTAATGTACACGCTTTCAAGAACGACAAGTCTAACTAGTTCAGTGAACAGCATGAAGGCCGGAGATGCAGGAGTTACACAAACTGCTGGTGCTGGCGGAAACACTCTTACTCTAGAAACTTGGTATCGTTGTCGTGTTAGATACGCAGATAACTCTGGGGCAGCAAACGCAACAGGTTCTTGGACTTCTTACATAACGTTCAAGCCTACGACATGGCCCTCTCTAAGTAGAACCATATCTACAATCAGCGTTGCTAACCCCACAGTTGTAACAACTTCAGCCGCGCATGGACTTACAAGTACAGACGTAGTAGAAGTGTTTGGGTCTAACTCAACCCCAACTATAACCGGCAGAAGAGTTGCAACAGTATCAAGCGGTTCCGCATTTACGGTTCCGATCAACGTTACTGTGGGTGGGAACACAGGGTCCGTATCGCGGTTTGTGGTCCAGGCAGCGTCGCTTGATGTTAGCGGCAACATATCTGGGCCAATGCCAGTCCTGTCATGGCTTGCCTACTTTGGTGGGTCTAAGACACAGACAGCAGTTTCAATCAAGGTTCTAGACGCCAACAACAACGACTCCATCGTTTACAGTGTAGACAATATATCAACTGCGTTGACTACCTATACGATACCTGCCGGTGTTCTACTAAACGGTGGATGTTACAAGTTTAATCTGTTTGTGACAGATTCAGACGGGCTAATATCTCCATCAGTTACAACAACGTCATACAACACCCTATGGACCCCACCTAGCCCACTTGCTAACATGAGCGTAGTTGCGACTGACTTCGGGTACATCCAGATATCCTGGGACGCATCTCTACTAGGAGTTGACTTCGATCACTATACGGTTTACCGCAGAGTGGCAGGGTCAACCTCGTGGACGACCCTAGGATACATTTCGTCAGTTTCTTCCCTGGAATACACTGACTACGTTGCTGGTCTAAACATAACCTATGAGTACATGGTTACTCAGTGGAAGAAGGTGGCTAGTTCAACGCCAATAGAATCAACTAACAACATTGTCACTTCGACAAGTTTGTCAGTTGACGACTGGTTCATAGTAGTTGTTGGAAGGGACGACCTGTGCTTTTCTTTCTCGTCAGACCAAGAAGAGCATAAGAGCCCGTTCGCATCAGAAACATTCGAGCCATTCGGTAGAGATAGAAAAGTAATAGTCAGAGCAGGAGTTCTAGGTAGAGAAGGTAGTGTATCAACTATCATACCTGCCGAGGATGTATCCTCCACTATGACATCCCTTCGGGCTATCTTCTACTTGAACAACGTTGATGTGTTCCTGAAGAATCCATTCGGTGATGTCAACTCTGTTTACATAGATGCTCCAGATGAGCAATACATAAAC